CATTATTACACTCATTGATATAGAGGTCTGTTCTTCTAGCTCCCCTTAGTTTGTCCGGCTGATCAGTTGAAAAGAACTCTATGTAGGACCCTGTGTCGAATGTGTATTTTAAAGTACTTCTATTGAATTTCTTTTCTTGATACCTATTTAAAGCTTTTAAGATGCTTAAGAAGTCTTTTAATGCTCCTCTTCTTAAGTGTGGTATGGATTCAGATACTATGCTTATTTCTTTATTTTTATTTGTTCCAGCATAATGAATAAGCAAGCATAAAATGGCAACAGTCTTGCCTGCGGAAGAACCGCCTCTTACTATTCTAATTCTTTCGTTAAGTTCTTTGAGTCTAAAAAATGCTGTGGTTCTTCTAGGTTTCATTCCATAAATAATGGCCCGTCTTTGTTGACGTTTATGTCATTAGTTTGTACTGCCTTTCCGAAGGCTGAATCCATTAATGATTCATAAGCCCTAACATCACCTGATCGCATCTTTTTAATTAATGCTAGTGTTCCTATGTCCTCCTGTGTTAGTTCTTCTATTTCACCTGTGATTGGGTTTTTAAACTTCTCAGTTGTTTCAAGCCACCTTTTAGCAATCGTACTTCTGTTCTTACTTCCTACTGGCCTTCCTTTAGGATTACCGCTCTGCCCTTTTTTAAACTCATACGGTTTTATGTTTTCTTTATTTGCCATAACTTTTGCCGTTTACTTTTATTTCTAGGGTGTCATCTAGCTTTTGCATTCTGTCTATTATTACCTGACAGTATTTAGGATCAAGCTCCATACCATAGCATTTGCGTTTTAATTGGTGTGCTGCTGCCATTGTTGATCCAGAACCTAAAAACATATCAATCACTAAGCCACCCTCTGGACAACTACTCTTGATTGCTCTGCCACATAGTTCTAAAGGTTTGGGTGTTGCGTGTCCACCTGTCGATTGTCTTTCTGCTTGAGATGTGCGTTTAAAATGCCAAACGTTATTCATATTGTCATGTGTATTGTCAAAATATGCTCTGTTTTTTAAAAATTCATCAAGAATACCGTTGCCTTCTAGTTTTAAATTTTTAAATGGACGTTTAAATGCTTTGCCACATGCTGCTTTTTGCATCTTTGCATAATGCTCAACGGTAGGCATCATAAACTGAGACTCAGTAAAATAATGTGATGCGGAAGTTTTGCCTGTAATTTCAACGACATCTTTTGTAGTCCATCCCATCTTGTCTCTTTCTCCTTTAAAGTAATTCAATAGAGGTCTCCATTCTTCTGGGAACTGATCTTTATTTTGAACCATACTCTGTTTACCCATCATAATAAACAAGCATTTCTCATCAGCTGTTGCATACATTCTGTGTACTTCACTGTTTTGACCTTGTCCTGTTTCTTTATCCCATGTCAGTAAATTTCTAAAAGTTAGTTTGGATTCATACTGATAAGGCTTTATAATTTCAAAGTATATGTCCATGAGTGGCTCATCAATGCCCCAGCAATACCACGAACCGTTTTCTTTTAAATGTGACCATTGTAAAGGAATCCAATCTTTATTAAATTCAAGAAGTGCATTGAAGTTTAAATTGTCATTTAAGACTCCATCATTTTCTTTTTTCATTCCATAAGGGGGATCATTATGTGCAAGGTCTGCAAGTTCGCCATTCATTAATTTATTAACGTGATCGCTATCAGTAGAATCTCCACACAATATTTTATGCTCACCAATCTCTATTAAATCACCAAGCACGATATCTGTTTTTATTTCGTTTGGTATTTCGTAATTATCTTCTTCTGCTTCTTCTTCAATCACGTTAAAGTCAACAGGCAAATCTAAACCCCAATCGTCTAGTTGTTCTGCATCCCATTCATTAGCTATAAAATCCCAGTCCCATTCTCCAAAACCTACATTGTCTTTGATTATAAATTCTCGCTGTTGTTCTGCTGATAATTCACTTGCTTTAATAATTGGCACTTCTTTTAGTCCAGCTTCTTTGCAAGCTTTTAGTCTCATGTTACCACCTAGTACAATCATGTCATCGTTTACCACAATTGGCCTAAGTTTTAGCATTTCTGGAAACTCTTTAATTGATTTAACTAGTTTGTGAAACTTGTCATCCTTAATTAATCTTGGATTGTTAGGATTGCTTTTTATTTTATATAGTTTGGTTGTGATAGCTTTCATGTTTTGAAATGTAGTCTATTGGTTCTTCTTCTTCGTCTTGTTTAGATAGGTACTGCTTTAGTTTATTCCTGGTGTTCTTGTTCACTTTCTTCATAAGCATCGAATAGTTGTTTTACTTGGTTGTATAAATCCTTCACACACGAACTGCATGAAGAAGTTTGTTTGTTCTTTTTAAATACTCTATTGTAAATCTCTAGGAGTTTGTGCTGCTCGTCTCTAGCTATAACGTTTCTAAATGTGTTAAAATATCCTTTGCACCACATGTACTCATCTTCTGTGAGGCATTCATGTGTTTTATAAGGTAGCTTTTCGTTAAGCCATTGTCTACGTTCTTCACATCCGCAGTCATCTCCAAACATCCACTTAACTGCTTTTGCAATTCCTGTTTTGGTTGTGATCTTGTGGATGGTATCTCCTACTCCTTTACTTTTCATTTTTTAGTTGTTTTTTTATTTCTTCTTTACATGCTTTGACTGTTTTAAATACAGTCTTATAGCTGATCTTAGTTGCATCAGATAGTTTCCTTATTGATTGGAAGTCTTTAGCATATAGCTTAAACATCTTCTTATGAAACCATTGGAAGCTGTCTATCACATTGTCTATCTTCTCATAGAACTCAGCATCACTTTCTGAGGCTTTGTCCTCTATATCCATTGTTATGGGATAGCTAGGCTTTTCTTTTCTATAAATATTTACTGTCAAATCGTGTAAGGTTGTGTAGACAATACCATAGTGTGGCTTCCCCTCTATAATTATATCCGCAGCTTTTAACTTTTTTTCCTTTAATTTTTCATAAATTTTTAAATACATGTCTTGAACTACATCTTCAGCAGTCTTTATTCTATATTGAGGAAGCATCTTTTCTGCCATCATTAGCCATGTGGTATGTTTTCTATATAATCTATCAAGCACTTCGTTATGAGTCATTTTTATTTAATGCCTTATATTTTTCAATAACTTCTAATAGAAAAAGCTTATCCCACTTGTATCTTGACTTTCTAGCCATCTCTACATTAAGTGTGATCTTGTCAAATCTGTCTTGACCTATTTTCTTAATTAGGTTTTGTTTATAGGGTATTAAATTGCCAGAGAAAAAATAGTTGCATCTTTTACATTGGCCATGTACATTGTCAGGGTTAAATCTTACAGAGGGATTATTTCCAGCACTATAGAAGTGTCCAGCTTGTAAAGTGGTATATTTACCACAGGAGATACAGGGGTTGTCCTTATCTCTATTTCTTATGAATTTATGGAAGTGAGTAACAGCAATTTTTTTAAGCTGTGCTACTGACTTCTTTTTTAGTGTTTCTGGTTTCATCACAACATATAGTTGTGACCAAGCGTTATAAAATTACAAATTCATTGATTATAAAATGTGAAAATGGTTTTCTAACTTTTCAACACTTATTTTTTAAAAAGCTCCATTTGATTTACATTCTCTTTTCTTGTAATACCTAAAGCAGTTTCTAAAATTGTTCTACCGGCTTCATAGTCTACTAGGTTTCTCGCTATTTTCTTTGTAGGTTGTTTACCTTTGTATTGATAAAAATTATAATCGTGGAACTTACATAATTTTTTTACTTCATCAAGTCCAGCACTTATTTGAACCGATCTATAAGTTAATGTGTTAGGTAAATTGAAGTTAGTCCAATATAAGTGTCTATGCCTTTTTAATCCTGGTATAAGTGGCTCATAATAAGGTATAACATTCTCAACCACATACTTGCCTTTAAAATAATTATCTAAAAATATTATTTCTTGATATAATTTCATATCAGGATAAACAGCTTTAGTTGTTGTATCATAATTACTACTATTCCAATATCTTGCTCTTGAGTGTGTAGGGCAAGGTGGTGAACTCCAAATAAAATCAAACTCTTTATAGTGGTCTAATAAATACTGATGTGCATCTGCTACTATTACTTTATCATTTGGAAACCTCTCTTGGTATAGTCTTGCACATTCAGGATCTAACTCTATAGCAGTTACTTCAATATCTGTAACTTCATCCCACTTGTATCGGTTACCCCCAAGACATGCATATAGATTTAATATTTTCAATCTTTTATTATTTGTAAGACTCTACAGATACAGATACCTAAGCAAAAAGCCGCAGCATGTGAAATGAATATCCAGAAGTAAAGCATTTCCATTAGAAAGGTAGATCAGCTTCTTCACCTACAGGAATAGCTTGTTGTTTATTAGGCTCATCTAGTTTGACTATTCTCCAGCAGTCTACACTTGTATAATATTTATCATTCCATTCATTAGAACTTGCATTGATGTAAAACTCATATACCTTTTCTAGTTCTAGCGTTTTAGTTAAGTCCACATTGTCTTGATGAAATTCTATACATAGAGCAGACTTGTAATTCTTATTCTGGTCTATGATCACTTCACATTTTATAAATTCTTTACCTGTTTTTTTATTGGTAAACGTTTGTATTTTATTTATTTTTTTTACTGTTCCTACAATTATTGTATTCATGTTTATTTGTTTATTGGTTTAAAATTGTTTGTGTTCTTGGTGTTGTCTCATTGACATTTCAGCTCCTACATTCATTCTCTCACTTAGGTAATCTCTAAATATTGAAAGTGTTTTAGGAGGGTTAAGTGATTCATATAGGTTGCCACATTTGCCAGTTAGTATGTTTTTAAATACTAGCTTTAGATCAGAAACATTAAGCATCCAGAACTCATCTAGAATGGCCTTGGCTGTGAAGTCTATCTGTGTTTCTGTCATTGGTCTTTTAAGACTTAGTAGTTCATTTAGTCTAATAAGCTCTAGCTTGATAAAGCTTAGAGTCTTTTCTTCTCCTTCATTTCTTCTGATCTTAGCCAGAGAAGGTGTAGTGCTATTGATACAGTCCTCCACTTTAACTAAAGACCTACTGTCACTATGCTGTAAGGTCGTTAAGGAGTTTTCTTTTGAGTTGCTCATTATACTGTACTTGGTTGTTTTTACTTCCATTTGTTTGGGGTTTTTGGGGTTTGAATATGCCTCTGTAACCATTAGCCATAGAATACTCTATTGCTTCAATGACTTCATGATCAGAGTTAAAATCTTTACTTATCTGTTTTAAAAATGCTTGGTGTGATCTATCAGACTTAAACTTAAAGCGGTGCTGCTCTTGTTTATATAAATACCAATTATCTAATGCCTTGAAAAATTCAGGAGATGTAAAAGGATAAACTAACTTGACTTTTTCTTTTTTACTTTTTCTTTTAGTAGTAATATCATTAACACTTACATTATCATTATCATTATCATTATCGGCATTTTTGGCATCGTTTGGCATGCGGTCGCATGCGGTCGCATCCCATCGCTTACGTGCATTCTGTCTATTACGCTCTCGTATAGCTTCGTATTTATCTAAATCTCTTTTGAATTGTTGCTTAATTGGAGCAAAAGCAATATTGATAACTAAGTCCTCAGTCTCAGGATCCTCGTCATTTACATACTTAAAAATATGTTTGATAAGTTGACCAGCCTTTTCATCTGGTAGTTGGTCAAACAATGCCTTCTGATCGCAATACAGAATAAATGATTTCTTGTTTTTAGCCATTGATAACTCTTTCTTTGTGTACTTTGTTAAATGGTATTAAGACTAGCTTAGTGTCACACTCCTTACCACATGAATTGCAAGTGTTTTTTTCTTCTATTGGGTTGTATGTGAACCTTGAAATGCAACAGGAAGACCAAGACT